TAATATTTTTGTAAAATTAATATTTTTGTAAAATTAATATTTTTGTAAAATTAATATTTTTGTAATAATAATTAATTTAATCATTTTAAATTATTTTAATAATAATTTAAAATTATATATAATCTTATACATTTTAGTATTTATTTAGCAAGTATGAAAGATAACGCACTTCAAAACATTGAAAATTATAATAAGGATGTTTCTAATAATGAAATGGATGTATACATGAAATATGTTAACGTTATTAATCAATATTTATTATTTGGGATTGAAACCATTAAAATTCAAAATTGTGAATATTTAAAATATATTTTATTAAAAGGTTTGTTTACAATTTCATATGTGTTTAAAATGTTGTTGTTGTATACTCGCAACTTGGAATTAACGTATTATCATTGCCAAAAATCATATTCATACTATGTAGAATTCATAGGACAAATCGGAGATGATGCAATAACATATTTACAATTAAATTCTAAAGATGCAGCATTATTTGTTTATAAAAAAACAATCTTTGATATTCATCATGAGTATAAAAAAGATTTTTATGAAAGTAAAATGGACGAGAAGAAAAACAATATCATTTCCCTTTTTATAGACATGTATAATAAACTTATTGATGATGAAATTATGAATTTAAACCCAGAACATTTGAAAACACAAAATATTGTTAATAAAATTCACGTAAACATTGGACATTTAAATGATAAGTTATATAAATTATATTATTCCTTCATAAATAATAATAACACAACTTTGTCTATTTCGGATGACCGAGACGCACTGCTTCATAAATTAAATCACATTAAAAATTTTATTGACATAATTCTATCAAAAAAAAATACATTATTTGTCGTTGAACATGCAAATGCAAATAGAATTGCAGGACAACCATTATATAAAGATTATATCAAACTCATTGAATATTTTGTAAAAAAAATAAGGAAAATTAATATTGACATTCTTTCAACACACATTATGCCCAAATGTTGTTCAATAGAGTTTGAAGAAAAAATAAAGTCATGCACCGTTTTGAAGCTTATTAATTGGATTTTTTTATAGATAGGTTATGGCGTTTTTGTTATATATTATTTATATTATTTACAATAATTCGTGTGCGCAATTTAGGCACGTGTTTCTTAACGGTGTCTTCGTGATTGATAATATGCGAACCAACCGTCGAATACTCGACGCGCAATAACTCTTTGATAAACCCATAAATGTCGTGTAGAACATAGTCTTCACATTTTCCAACAATTAGCACACTTCCCGTTCGAAATATCATAAATGAAATTTCAATATATTTTGCTGCGGACGCTGGTACGCATGTGGATATGGCAGCAGATGTGGCAGCAGATGTGGCAGCAGGAGAACTTGATATTGCGTTTGGTTGTTGTCCCGTCTGAACATGTTCAGGTGCGACATTGTTATCATCAACAACGTTATAGAAGAATTTACACTGAATTCCGGGATAAGAACAGGAATCGTAATTACTATTAATTCTGTATTTATATTTTAAAATATCATATAATTTATCTCGATCAATATAATATCCACAGTTGAAATTCGAGTTAATTAAAACTGTTTCACACTTGTTCTTTTGATAATCAACGTGGTCGCCAATAATATTCTTTAATATACTTATTAGAATATCAATAACATTTTGAAGCGACGCGTCATTTTGTATTCCCGGAATCTCGAGTTTTCCTGTATTGAAAACTTTAATGTGCATCTCTTTAAATATTCGTGCGCCTGGTGGCGACATTTCGTCTTCAACTCTCACGATGAGAACAAAACAGTTAAAGAACGCTCGCTTTTTCTTACACCTGCAATTTAATATATCCTTTTTAGAAAGACCAATATTTATTTTCCGCTGATCTTTGAATTTTATCCGACCGTCCGGATTATCAATGTGCTCTATGATCTGGGTTTCAACATATCCAGTTTTTTTTTCAACCTCTTCTTTCACGCGAGTCTCAATTTCATCAAGTTCCTCTTTTGAAATTGATGAAAATTTAATCTGTTTTTTTACAATACCGATGCACTGATTTGCATATGGCATAATCGGAATATCCCAAAATGTTTTTTTTATATCGATAACAGTATTTAAATATGCTATTTTCGTTTTTGTTGAAATATATATTGGCGAACATTTGGGCAAAAGCTCGCCAGAATCTTTGGAATAAAGCACAGTTTCATCAGTTTCATCAGTTTCATCACTTGCATCACTTGCATCGTTTTGTTGAAAATCATAACTTGTAGAATTCGCATTATTTTTTGAATGATGATTATTCTTATTTTTACCGCATTTTACTTTAACAACATCGTCGTCGTCTGATGACCCCCGAAACATTAAAAATTCATTCCACTCATTATCAATATTATCAATCTTTGTCGGTAATGGGTTTTTTATTTGGTGTTTTTTCATTTATATGAATGAATGTTAGTCTAATTTAAATATTACTTTTAAGTATATTAATTAATCAATTTTATAATAAAGTTGTCCGACTATTATGAAATAATAAATTTAATAATTATTATTATTTAGAGACATCTTTTATTTATTAAATATAACAATATAACATGTTTTTTTATTCAAACGACAAGAAGAAAATTAACGACTCTAATACCGATAATAACGATGAGGTCGTTATCTCAAACGATGCCGCTGATGCCCCCCCCACCCCTTGTGCTGCTGATGATGTTCCTGAAATTTATTCAAATCCGTTTCCCCGAATAGAATGTGAATGTGAAGAGCAGCAAGATGCGCAGAAACAGCAACAGTATCGTGAGAAACAGTATCATAATTATTCATATCCGCATTCCTATCTACGATCAGGCAAAATCGCAGATCCGATGATGTCCACGCTGCCCGTTTTATACATTAAAGAACTTGTGTCAGATAGAGAAACACAATCATCGTCGGGAAGAAATAATACGCCAGTCGATTGGAGAATGTACATATTTTATGATGCAGATTCAAACCAGTACGTGTTGAATGGAACGCGCCGCCAGCATAGCGATCATTATTTGACTATTTATCCAGATGTTTGCATGTATTTTTCATCGCGAAAAACATTGGCATTCTATTTGCGAAAATCAATGTGCACATGGAATCACAAATCAAATATCACAATGTATGCCATGTCTCGAAGTGTTATTTATCTTTCAACGCCGGGCGCAATTCCAAATTTTCACAGCATTCATAATTGCCGTTCTAAATTTATAACAGAATTGTTTGGATATGATGATTGCAAACTTACCACACGAAAAATTAACTCGTATTTGAAAGTTCTTCGCGATGGAAATGGACACATGATGAAATATTAAATAAAAATTATTGGTTTTTTTGGAACTATGAATCTATTGACGTTGTTGTTGTTAACGTTAACGGGTTAACAATTTCATCCACAATTAAACATATATTTGAATTATCCAAATTATTCAATGTTGATGATGAAGAAACAGGAACCGGATTAACAGAAATAACAGCAACCTCTTCAGATTGCTGTGATTGCTGCTGTGGCGCTTCAACAAGTCGTTTTTTTTTTGAAACCGACGCCGCCAATGCATTGTTTGGATTGTTGTTGTCTGGATTATTTGGTTCAACGACTGTCCTATTGTTAGAAAACCGAACTTTTTTTACAATTTCTCTCTTTGTATTTTGTCGCTGAAGAGTTTTAATGCACAATTTGGGCAATATGGAAATTGTGTTCATATATGTGCGGTATTTAAATACGCAAACAGACGTGGATGGTTCTATGAATTTAATGCTGTACCACCAATATGCCGGGATGTATACAATTTTTCCGGGTTTCAATTCAATCTCCAACGTTTTTATTTTATCAAAATCTGCTTTATACTGATGTTGTATGTCCCACACATTTAAAGGCGACCTGAATTCAAAATTTTCATAGTCTTCTATGGGATATAAATACCTGGAAGATTTTGGTGGAATTAATTTAATTTTTATACTCCCTTGAGTAACCAAATAAAAATTTCGATAGTTTACATTATATTGAAGCGGCGTTTCTGTGTTATGCGATGCAGTTAGAATATCATAGAAACAATTTGATACCATGTATGGTCGTAAAAATGCGTCATTGTATTTATAGTTTTTTATTAGCCCGGTTTCTTCCAAGAAATCTCCATTTTTTTCGCTTATATATTTGGAATCCTTGTCGTTGGCAAATAATGATAGTGCAATTTTAAGCGTTATTGGAATATGTAGATCGGTATTATCATCTATTTCTTTAACATTTCTAAATTTTACATCAAAGGCGCTATAATGTTCGGCAACCGTGTTTATTTTACAACTTTCAAGCAAGGAATCATTGAGGTAATCAAAAATAACTGGCTGTCTCAAGTCGCAGATTTCTTCTAGTTTATCCTTTGATGGTTGTTCAATTTCATATACTTCTAAATCATTTGATGTTTTCAGTTGAAAATATATGTGAAGATATAAAAAAAGAACAATGCAGAATACAAGTATTGCAATAAATTGTTGCATTTATTTTAATGTTATTTCGGTTTATCTACTATTTTAAAATACAAATTATTTGTGTTTTTTACTCATATATATTTATATAAATAAATATATATATTATACACATTATATATTATACACGTGTCATGGGAGACATTAACAACGACGACATAGTCACCACTAAAATAAAAGAGGAAGATAAAAAATACTACGTGTATATTTTAGAATCAAGCGATAATGCTGCAACATATGTGGGCGCAACTGTAAATTTAGACCATCGCCTGAGACAACATAATAAAGAGCTGGTAGGTGGCGCGCATGCAACAAGTGCTAAAGTTGTAAGGGGGATCACGTGGCGGCGCGTGTGTTATGTACAAGGCTTTCCAAGTTGGTCAGCAGCACTTCAATTCGAATGGCGATTAAAACAATTGTCTCGAAAACTTTTGAAGGAGGGTGTAAAACCCCAACCCCAAATAAACAAATTAACACCAATTGAGAGACGAGTTTGTGCATTGCATCAGCTTTTGGCGCTAGAACGACCCACCTCTAAAGCAATGGCATATTCTGAATGGTCAATGCGTCCTGAAATAATTTGGAAATAAATTAACTCATTCTTCTGAATAATCCTCCATGATCCTCCTCGGCGCCGGTCCTGGTCCTGTTCTTACTTTTGGTCTAGCTGCTTTTTTGGGACTAAACATCATGCCGGCAGGGTGAGGAGAACGACCAACCACGACGGGAGCTGGAAGAGCGGGAGCGGGGGCAATAGCGGGAGCAAGAGGAGCAAGAGCAGGGGCAAGAGCGGGAGGAGCAACGGCGGGGGCAATGGCGGCGGCAACAGCATTTGGATTTATGGGCGCTGTTTGTTCTGTTTCACGCATTTCGGTTTCTTCTAAAAATTGAATATACGCTTTTGCGACACTCAATGGATCCAATACTTCTACGGCATTTTGAATTTCTTCATTTAACCATTCGTCCAACTCTGGTAAAATAGTTTGATAAAGATTTGAATCTAAATCCTTTTTTACTTGTTTTTTAACCAAATCTTTAAAATGCGGCAACTGATTTCTATTTGGATTTGGATTATAATTGTAGTCTTGTCTGTATGCCTGATTTTGATACCGAAGTAACTCTTGATTTATTCTTCCTTGCGTTAGGTTTCCTAATTGTTTTCGAAGATTTTCTTCTTGCATCATTAATGTTATTTTTATTCTTTTTTCAACAATATTTTTGAATATATTCAACGCTGCTGCATGGTCTTCCTCACAGCCAACATATAAATTAATTATAATTCTTCGCGTTTGTCTCACAAGAGCTTTTAGTTTCTCATAATCTAGTGTTGGGTTAATAATAACTCCAGTAATTTCATCATCATCATTGCGCGTATACGTGAATAGTTCAGATAATATTTCTAGAAGCAATGCGCGGTTCTTTTCGGACTTATTCATCATCATTTTAACATGATTCATATATTCACTAAATAATTCTTCTTTCATGCTACCAACATATCCGTGCGCATATATGCCACTTCGCGTTCCTGGTCCTGTTCTCGACTGAAATTGTGACTGGTAGTATTCGTCTTTTAGTTCGCGCTCGTCATCGCGACCGCCACCGCTGGTGCCCCCTCCGTCCTCATCTGAGGACGACGAGGATAATTGGAATCCTGAACATTCAACATCATTTTTACTTGATTTAAGCTGTATACCTTCTATCTGGTTAAAAGTTGTTATATTTGACGGTGCATCGTCTCCCATTAATGCTTTATAAAGAGCTCTAATTTCTTCGCGATGATCTCCTTTTATTTCAAATAATTTTTTCAGAGCATTCATTCCGGGTAATTGACCAATTCGCATTGCGCTTCCGCTTTTAGAAATATTTGTTTGACAAATTTTTGGATTTACCATAAAATTACCATCGCTATTTTCAGTTAATCCGTTGTTTATTAATGACATTAATCTATCTGAACAAAAGTCAAGTGATTTACCATATGGTGTGCTTTTTTTGGTATTGGTACTGTTGCTATTAATTTCAAATGATGGATTTATAGTGCTGACAATGCACGCAAATAAATGTGCAACTAAAACATAAAATTCTGCAATTTTATTGCATTTTTTTTTGACATCCTTTAATTGAACTCGTGGCTGGGATTGTGGTTGTGTGGAACGAGTGCGAGCGCGAGAGCTAGAGCGCGTGGTTGTGGTTTTGCGTTTTTTGTCTGTACCACCTCGCACTTCTACTTCAATGTTTCCTACATGTTTTCGTTCTCCTCCTTCTTTTTGTACGGATGCGGCTACATCAGCCATTGGTTCTTTTTTCTTCTCTTTTTCATCTGTTGCATCTGTTGCATCTGTTGCATCTGTTGCATCTGTTGCATCTGTTGCATCCGCTGTGTCCACGCCATATTCATCATTAAATTGTTGTTCATTATTTTTTTTAATTTTATATAGTTCCCTTATTAATAGTCCAATATCAATGTCTTGATTTTTTTGAAATATAACTGAAACCTTTTTAACTAATTTATTGCAATAATTCACATTACCAAGTTTTGTCATATCTGTAAAATCAGAAGTTAGTATAAGATTTGTAGCAATGTAATCTATTTCTTTTTTTAATTTCAGGTTTGATTTAGCATTGCGTGTAGAAATAGTTGCACCCATATTAAAATATATATAGAAAATATTTTATGTCATATATATATTTTAATATATAATTTATATAGTTGTAAAATAATATATAATTTACAATTATTTACAATTATTTTACAACTATATAAATTATATTTAATAAAAATTGAATTAGATATAGATCGATGTAATATATAACACGGTAACGGACGAACGCCAACACGATTCATGACTACGGCAAATACCGCATCAGCATCAGATAGTACCAATAATAATAATAATAATCACCATAAAACAACAAAAAAAAACAGACATAATTCTAAACCCAATAAACAAGATTTGTGGAAACAAATTGATTCCAGTTTTATAAATGAAGATTGCGGCGATGGTTCGACGGGTTGTTTGGGTGCATCCGGATTGGCATCATCATCGTCGGCATCAGCTTTAGAATGCGTGTATAGAAGCAGCGGTCAGCGAGAAACCTGCGATCATTGCTCTTCGATTGTGTCTTTTACAGATGATGGATTTTTGACGTGCACAAATCAAAAATGCGCCGTTGTGTATAAAGATATTCTGGATCATGGTGCGGAATGGCGCTATTATGGCGCGGACGACAACCAAACCAGCGATCCGACTCGTTGTGGAATGCCGATAAATCCGCTGCTGATTGAATCATCTTATGGGTGCAAAGTTGTGTGTGATGGCGCAACCAGCTATGAGATGAGAAAATTCAGGAGATACACGGAATGGCAGTCCATGCCGTATCGAGAAAAATCACAATATGACGAATTTCAGTGCATAACAATCATAGCACATAACGGCGGCATACCAAAAATAATTATTGACGAGGCGCTTAGGTATCATAAGAAAATATCGGAGTTTAAAACGTATAGAGGTCTCAATCGCGATGGAATTATTTTAGCATCAACGTACATCGCGTGCCGAAAGCACGGTTGTCCTAGAACAATAAAGGAAATTGCAACAATTTTTAATCTAGATAATACGAGTGCAACAAAGGGGTGCAAAAATGCAATTACAATTATAAACGAACTAGAACACGAAATGGTAAATTCAGACAAGACGAGTTTTGTAAAGACGAAACCAGAAGCATTTATCCAGAGATATTGTAGTAGATTAAATATCAATGGGGAACTTACCAAACTGTGTCAATTTGTGGCAGCACGAATTGAAAAGAATAATTTAATACCAGAAAATACGCCACACTCAATCGCCGCCGGAATTGTGTATTTTGTCTCGCAGACGTGTAATTTAAATGTGTCAAAAAGGGACGTGAATCGAATAACGGAAATTAGCGAAGTAACCATAAACAAATGTTATAAAAAACTGGAAACCCTTACTGATAATCTTATTCCAAAAGTAATACTAGAAAAATATGCGCTTCCTTCTAAAACCTAGATATTATGCATGATTGGTACTTTGGTTATTTAGTTATTTATTAGTTTGAATTTGTATATTATGCGCAATATAGTATATATAAATATACAAATTTAAATTCAAAATTAAAAAGGTATGACGGAAGAAATAGAAATAAAAATAAAAATAGAAGATATCGAAGAAATAAAAGAAGTAGTTCCAAAATTTGCATTCATCGTTCCTTATAGAGATCGACATGAACATATGACATTTTTTTCCGTTTATATGAAACACGTTTTATCTGATTATGATCCCCGAGATTATGTCGTTCATTTTGTTCATCAAAAAGATAATCGCCCATTTAATCGTGGAGGAATGAAAAATATTGGATTTTTAGCAATTAGAGACAAATTTCCAAACCATTATAAAAATATTACATTTGTATTTAATGACGTTGACACATTTCCTTATGATAAAAACGTATTGCAGTATGAAACGCGCGAAGGAATCGTTAAACATTTTTATGGTGTAACGTTTGCGCTGGGGGGCATTTTTTCAATAAAGGGATCAGATTTTGAAAAAACAAATGGGTTTCCTAATTTTTGGGCGTGGGGCGGCGAAGATAATTATATGCAACATCGTGTTTTGCAAGCCGGTCTAAAAATAGACCGGCGGAATTTTTTCCCTTTGCAGAGTCCAAAAATATTGCAAATGGTGGAGGGAATTATGAGAACCATATCGCGCTCTGAAGCGGAAATGGTCTTTTACAAAACAACAAGCGATGGGTTAAGCACAATAAAAAATTTGAATTATGTTTTTAATAAACAAAATAATAACAATTTTATAGATGTTAATGGCTTTGACACCGCTTATAGTCACGCTTCAAATACTTATGAAGAACAAAATATACACGATGAAAACAGAATTAAATTTAAATCCAAGGGGTTGGCAGCAGCGACACAAGAAGAACAATATCGCGCCCAACATCAGCAACAATTATTATTTGAAGAGGAACGTAAGGCGCGTTTACAACAGCAACATCAGATGCGATTGCGACAACAGCAGCATCAGCAACATCAGATTCGATTGCGACAGCATCAGCAGCAGCATCAGCATCAGCAGCAGCATCAGCATCAGCAGCAGCATCAGCAGCATCAGCAGCATCAGCAACAGCATCAGCAGCATCAGCAACAGCATCAGCAACAACCGTCGCAGCAGCATCAACAACAACAACGAATTGGTAATGTGGTGCGAACAGTTAAGCGCACAAATGGTATAAAACTTTTTTAGTGATCGGGAAATAAATTACTCTAATTTTAATTTTATTTCCTGTATTTTTTTGTATATTTTGCGACATGTTTTATTTTTTTTCTTGTTGTTTTTGATTTATTTATTTTCCTTTTTATTGTTTTTATTGTTTTTATTGTTTTTTTTATTTTTTTCCCACCCATACGATGTGGCGGCGGTTCAACTAAACCAGCTTTGTTAATAAATATATCGAGAATTGTTCGATGTAAATTATTTGATGCTCTTGTTTTATAATCGGGTTTTGCCGTTTCTCTATATAAAACCAACAAATGAAATGTCTCCGGGTTTAATTTATTCTCATCAACCAAAAATAAATTTAATATTTCATTGATGATTTTTAAAATTTCTTCATTTTGGGTATGCTGATTAACAGTTATCATAAAAAAGGCACGCGTTGTATTGTTAGGATTTTTCATAAATAAAGTGGTATCTTCATCATATATTTTAGACATTTGTATATAAGACATTTGAATCGCCCTTGAAAAAAATTTTAACAATGTTGATGTGAAAACAAAATAATATTCCGTCTCCATAAACATATTTTTATTTGCTAATATTTTAGTTAATTCACTTACAATAATGTGCACATATTCGTTTAAAAGACTTAATAAATCTGGAAACTGAAATGTTAATTGTATTGGGGGTATTGGGGCACCACCCCCACCCATCAATCGTTTCAACGCATCATCTAACTTTTTATCAGATAAAACTATGGGTTCGATATTTGGAAATACTAACTTCTCTTGTTCATAATTTTTAAATGCAAAATCTGCAACATTTGTAACAAAACCATCACCCGCGCTTCTTAACACCTTAACGATACCCGGATAACCCACCGCCGCTTTCGTAAGATACCTGTTTTTTGATAATAAAAAATCTTGAAACCTTTCAATTTTCACTTCTTCATCATGTCGCATTATTTCAGTTGCGTCAAAAAATTTTAAAAAAATGTCCATAAATGTTTTTTTAAATCTCTCCGTTTCAATTGAAAGGAACCAAGCATCCAAATCGGAGCTGCGTCGGTCTAAACATATGCCAAGTGCAGTTGTTGAATCAACCGGCATAAGAGGATGAAGATATTTATTAAAGGACATAATTTGCTTATGTTTTGAAGTTGCAGTTAGTTGTAGAGCGTATTTACCAACAAGAGTTATTTCATGTTCTTTATTTAAAAACGATCTTAATAATCCAATTACAAGCAAAGCTCTAACATTATTTTTATCAGTAATCATATAGTTAAATAGTTCATAGTTCGATTGAAATATATTTTGAATCGCTTCATCTGTAAGACGTCTAATCCTTTCTGCAATTTCACGCATTGTTAGGTAATCACAACTAAATAATTGTCTAAAATCATCTAAATTAATGCCATCAGCAGCAGCAGCAGCAGCAGCATCATCAATACGTTTTTGTTTAGCAGCAGCAGCAGCAGCAGCAGCAGCAGCAGC